TTTCTTTTGCCATATCTTTAGTAGCAAATCTATAAACCTCTTCTTTCTGTTTTTTTGTAACTTTACCTCCCATGAATCTTTCCATATCTTTTAAGTGAGTTTGCAATCCTTTTCTTGCTTCACCTATTTTAGCTTCCTGCGCAGCTTTTGTTTCTGTCATATTTTTTGACAGTTGTAGTTTTTGTGACTCAATTGCTTTTTTAATAGTTCTTTTTATCTCTCTACCTTTTATAGTAATTAAACCATTTCTAAGCATTTTATCTACCGTATCGTCTATTTCTGATTGTGATAACCCGTCAGCTTTTAGTTCTTCTATAACTAATTCTTTATTTGAATACGACAAATAATTTTCTAACGTATCTATTTCTGGACTAGTAACCTCTTCTGGTTTTGAATCTTCTTTTTTACCAAAAGCTTTTAAGGTTTGTCTTATCTCTTCTTTTGAAGCTCCTTCTATTCCTAGTTCCTTAGCTATCTTATCCCAATCTAAATTTTCTTCAGGCTGTGATTCATTTGTAGATTCCCACTCGTATTCTTCTTGTGGTTCTTCTTCTTTTAACTCTTCTTCTTTCTTTTCCCATTTCCATCCATCTTCATCTGTTACAGGTTCACCTTCATCATCTACTTCTGTTTCTAATTTTTCTTCTGTAGATGTTCCAGCTACTTCACTGTCACCAGCAAATGCTAATGGATTAAAATCGTTTGAATTGTTTTCTTCTTTAGCAGTAGATTCTGATATTGCCTCGTCTACTAAGCTTGATTTTTCTTCTGACATATTATTTATTTTTATTGTTCCCTATTTTGCAAATATACGAATTATTTTGTTATCTTTTCTTTTGCTCTAACTTTATCCTCCATTGACGAAGCTTCTTCTCTAGAAAAAGAGCTTTTATCTTTTGGTGAACCTCCCTCTTTATTTAACTCATAGTCTGCTAATTTTTTTGCAAACTCAGCTTCTTCGGAGGCGTCGTGTATGTCTCTTTTGTCTTCTGACTGTATTTTAGCAACTTGTAGTCTTGATTCCGCTTGTATTTCTGCAACTTGTATTTTAGCTTCATTATCCATTTGTTTAAGTTGAGCTTCTTCTTCAAATTTAGCTTTTTCAGCTTCTTGTTGCATTTGCATTTGTTGCATAGCTTGTTGTTGTTGTTCGGCTGCTTGTTGTTTCATTTGTTCCATACCTTGTTCAAGTACTTTTTCTGCTTCTGTCATGGTATCAGCTTTTAATACTTTAAGTATATTTAATAAATCTATATTTCCTGATTGTAAAGCAGATTGAGCTAGTCCTTGTACCACTTGCTTCATAGCGTCATCTTTACCACTATCTCCAACATATACACCAAAATCTTGCAAAGCAACATCAGGCATTACATTTAGAAACTTATAAGCTCCGTCTCCTAATATCATAGCTGCTTTTTTACCTCCAGCCCAAGCTATCTTCATTATATTACAAAGTCTTTCTAATACTCTTTGTTTTACTTCGTTATGTGAATAAAACCAAGATTCTGTAATTGTTGAAGATTGAACTACACTTCTTTGTACATTTCCTACATATTCATATTGGTCTACCGCTCCTTCTCTTTGTCTTGTTACTCCAGATATTTGACCAGCCATATCTTCTAACATAATCTTAAGATTAATTAACTGTTGTACAGATTGTGATAATGTAAAGTCAACTTGTTGAAATTGATTAAAACTACTCATTTGCCCTCCTTCATCTTTTGAGTTAATTGGTATAATACCATCAGTTTTTAAATGATACAATACAGTCTGCATATCCATTCCTACATTTGTTGGTATTTGTGACGTATCATATACTACAGCTTTACCTCCAGAACGAGCCATAGCTAGTTCAATTTGATATATTACAATATTATACAACATTTGTGTATTGTGTAATAAGTCAACCATAGATGTAACTTTTCCTGTTGTATTACCATATATACACCCAACATAAGACAATGGAGTTTTTCCAGGATTATCTACAGACCTAACTTGATTGTCTCTTCTTTTACATTTTAATAATATTTTACCACCAATTTTAGTAGCTTCCCAAATATCATCCACCCATTTTATTTCTATTTCTTCTCCTTTTCTCTTTTTATATGTATCTTTTACCATTTTTCTAAACGGTCTGTCTGGGTCATATTTGTTTGGCGATACTTTAAATTTTATAGCTCTTAAAGATTTCCATTCTGCAGACACTATACGTATACGATTTTCTTTACCTCTTGAACTATCTATCCATGTAAACTGACTGTTATAGTCGTCTAAATCTTGACCGTACAAATATCTCATTTGGTCTAAAATTAATAAATCGTCTTTTGTTAAGTATTCTTTATATTCATCAGCTATTTCATTTACCGACATCCATCTTTCTTCTCCAACCCACGAAGCGTCATCTAAATAATCAGAATGTACACTTGCGTCATATATTATAGACCTTGGGTCTACCCTACGCGCGTGCGGGTCTCCATCTATTATATCTATTTTATAAAACTCTTTTCCTGTCACTAATAAATCTCTAAAACCTTCCTTAAAAGAATCTTTTAAGTTATGTCTATTCATTACATACTCTAAACCATCTTGAGCAGTTTCCTCTACCATTTCTCTGTAGTTATATTTCATATATCTATCAATATCATCTGGTACAGGCATACCTTGTCCTTCGTCAGTTATAGGAGCTCCGTATTGTTTTTCAAAATCTTTATGTATATTATCTAACAAAGTTTTCATTTGTATAGATATCTTGTGGTCTAATTTTCTTATAACAGCTTCTTTATTAATAGTAGACACCTTCATATCTACTGGTCTTTTTAAATCTTCACCTACCAATAAGTCAATTTTTGGAGTAATAATAGGATAATTAACTAATCTTGCAGGATATGTTAATCCATATTGTTCTGTAATATATATATAGTCATCTTGATTTATTTGTCCATTATATATTCCGTAATTCGCTATGTCTCTTGTTCTACTATCTTCATAAGGACTTTCTCCATAAGTCATATATCCAACGATTGATTTAAGTACCTGTTCGCACCATTCTTCGTTTTTTTCTTTTTCAGATACCATCATTGATGGAAAGTGAGTATAATTTGCCATTTTAATTTATTTTTATTGGTGTGCCATTTATGCCACGTTTATAATATTTCAGTCCTATATCTAATACATCTTGTTTTTCTTGTACTCTCATTCTATAATTATCTATATTATGAATTAAACAAATACCAAAAGCCATAGCTCGGTCAGTATTTCTTAAACCATAATTAGCTAATTCATCTATTAAATCCATAAACCATATATCTCTTACATGCTCCCTAATATAGTCATCAATAAGGTCTTCTAATAAAGCTTTTACTTGCTTATTCATGTGAACTCCATATTGGTTTCTAGTTTTAGAGCCTGGATTATGAGCAGATTCTGGTTTTTCTTTTAAATATTTTAGAGCGTTCATACGTTTAAAGTAATCTAAAATACCTATCTTTGTATATTCTACCAACATCTTTGAATTGTAGTATACAGCTAATTTTAAGCAACCGTCCCAAAAATCTTCTTTTTTCTTAGGTCTATCAGTATATTCTGCTACAACATAATCACTCGCTATATCTGTATTTGCAAATCTACGATAAATTATCGCACTTCCCAAGGATTCTGACGCTCCTGCTTCGTCTTGGTCATAAGAATCCACTCCTCCTATGTCAATTCCATTATATTCTGGCATTGGATGTGATAAAATTTTATATGGTCCAGCAGGATGTGGTTTCCAAGAAACTTTTAAATCATGCTCTTCGCCCAACACCCAATCTAAGTATCCACGCTGTATTTGATTCTTATAATCTTTACTTGATAATATTCTACTTCTTTGAGCGTTTAGCAAAGCAATATCAAATCTACTTTCTTTAGTATTTAAGAACGCTTCTTCTATAGTTAAAGGATAATTTTGTATATGTAAGTTATACGCTTCGTTATCTCCTGATTTTCTTATTGTTTCTCTTTCTGTAGTTAATTCTTCTTTCGCTCCTTCAACGTCTTCCACTCCTGTGTTAATATCAAAGAATCCATAGTAAGCTTTTGACGCAGGTATAAACATAGGTATAAGATTATAGGCGTCATTACTGTAATACATATCCATAAAATCTTTAGAAGCTTTTGATATATCACCTCCAGTACCTCCAATTATAGGAACTCCAAATTGTACATTACCATCCATAAAACAAGCTTTAGATGACATGTATGCGTTTTTTAAATGCTTAAACTCTCCCGCTTCTTCAAATATCATTAATGATAGACGTTCTCCTTTGAACACCTCTGGGTTATCCATA